TAAGTGAGACACCAGATGTTAGATTGTTAATCAATCATGAAGGCTTGCCATTAGCCAGAACAAAGAATGGCACAATGAAATTATATGAAGACGAAAGAGGTCTTTATTTTGAAGCAGAATTAGCAGATACCCAAGAAGCAAGAGATTTACATACTCTCGTTGCTCGTGGAGATGTTGATCAGATGAGTTTTGCATTTCGTGTCATCCGTCAGAAATGGAATGAAGACCGCACTGAAAGAACACTCACAGAGGTATCCTTGGCTGATGGAGATGTGTCTATCGTGACTTATCCTGCATATCCTGCAACTTCAGTAGAAGCCAGAGAGCGTCTAAAGAAGGCTATCTCTCAAATAAAAGAAGGCAGAGAAATAACTGGAGACTCTCTATTAGTATTAGAAAGCATATTCGGAGATCTAACAGAAGGTCATGAATATGTCATGAAGGCTGTAGAAGTTATGTCTGCTCTACTTGGAAATGGCGAAATGGAAGAAGATAGCATGGAGCCATATGAAGATGTAGAAGATGATGAATTAGAAATGGACAGTCGTGCTGCCGTTGGAGATTATGTCTCCTGGGATTCATCTGGTGGTACAGCAAGAGGTCGTATTGAACACATTATGAGAGAAGGCGTACTTGGAGTACCAGATTCTAACTTTAGCGTAAAGGCAGAAGAAGGAGATCCAGCAGTTCTTATTCGTGTATACGAAGAATATAAGGGTGGATGGAGAGAAACAGAAACTCTTGTAGGACACAAAATGTCTGAATTAAGATTTATTGATCCACTTCCAAAGCCAACTGAGGAAGCAAATATCATTCAATTAATTACAGATACACCTGGAGAAGGCTCTAAGGTAATTGGAGAAATTCCATCAACTCAATTAAATGTACCAATTAGAGGAATGTCTCTAAGATTGGCACAGGCAAAGAGAAACAATATATAATTCCTATTAGAAATAATAGGCGAAGTCGGAGCAGGATTCACACCCTTTTAAGCGTCGTGAAAATCCATTGCCACCACCTCAAACTCAAATAACTCACATAAGGAGAACAAACAATGTCTTATTTAGACAAATTGATTGAACGCCGTGATGCAGTTAAGGTAGAAATGGATGCAATTCTTGAAGCAGTTGCTGCAGAGAATCGTACAGACCTTACAAATGATGAATCAGCAAAGGTAGATGCCCTTGTTGAAGAATCACGCTCACTTGATTCAAAGATTGAAAAGTTCAAGGCACAAGCAGATGCTGATGCTAAGGTTGCAGAAGTTCGTGCAGCAGTAGCAGATGTTGCTATGCCAAAGACAACCGCTACAACAAAGATTGTAAGCGAACCACGCACATATACACCAGATTCTGGTAATTCATTCATTGCTGACGCATTCAATGCTCAGTATCGTAATGACTACTCTGCACAAGATCGTCTTGCTCGCCATGCTCGTGAAAACGAAGTTGAGCGTCGTGATGTTGCAACAGGTAACTTCGCAGGTCTTGTAATTCCACAATACCTCGTTGATCTTGCAGCACCATTTGCTCGTGCAGGTCGTCCAACTGCTGATTTCGCAACCAACAAGCATGTGTTGCCAAATGCAGGTATGACTCTAAACATCTCTCGCATGACTACAGGCACAAGCACTGCAGTTCAGGCTTCTGAGAACTCAAATGTTTCTGAGACAGACAGCGATGATACACTCTTGACTATTGATGTGCGTACAATCGCAGGTCAGCAAGATCTATCAAAGCAGGTCATTGAGCGTGGAACTGGCGTAGATGCATTCGTCGTCCAGGACCTCATTCGTTCATGGCACACCACTCTTGATAACCAGATCCTCAATGGTTCTGGAGCATCAGGACAAATTCGTGGTCTTCGCAACACCTCTGGCGTAAACTCAGTTACCTATACTGATGCTACACCTTCAGTTGAAGATCTATATCCAAAGTTGGCTGATGCATATCAGAAGATCCAAACTGGCGTATTTATGAATCCTACACACTGGATCATGCACCCACGCCGCTTGGCATTCTTGCTTGCAGCAGTTGACCAATCAAAGCGTCCACTTGTTGTTCCTACAGCAAATGGTCCAATGAATGCTATCTCAACAGGAGCAGGCTCAGTTTCCTATGGTAACTCAGGCTACTCATTGATGGGTCTTCCAATCATCGCTGATGCTAATGTCATCACAGATGGTGGAGCAGGAACAAACGAAGATGAAATCTATTGCGTAACAGCACCAGAACTACATCTTTGGGAGCAGCCAGGATCTCCATTTGCATTGACATTTGATGCAACTGGTGCTGGTTCACTCACAGTTAAGTCAGTTGTTTACGGATACTCAGCATTCTCTGCTGGTCGTTATCCTGCAGCCGCTTCTATCATTAGCGGAACTGGCTTAGTTGCACCATCATTCTAAGTTAGATTTGCATAGAGCACAGGGCCTCCCGCACTCTATTGCAATACTTAGAGTAATCTAAGGAAGGAGCAGGCTAATAGGCTACCCCGACTTGTTAGCCTGTTCCTTTTAAACGAGGGAACATGAAAAAACTTAAAAAGATTTTTAGAATTAAAAAAGAAACAGCAACAGCACTACCTAAAGTAGAAAAAGCCATGTTGCCTAAATTGGAGAAGAGGAGCAAATGAGTCAATCCAGTACAGTTTATACGACTTTGGCAGATGTTAAAAATGCCTTGCAGATTGAAGATACACTTGACGATACTGCTATTCAGGCTGCCATTTTGACTGCCAGCCGTCAGATTGATGAATATTGCCAAAGATTTTTTTATCAAGAGGGTACTCAAGCAATGCCTTCTGTAAGATACTATACAGCATATAGCCCTTGGTATGTAGAAACAGATGACATTGTTCAAATAACAGAATTAGCATGTGATCCAGATTTTGATCAGTCATATGCACAGATTTGGGAAGTAACAAATCCACCATTAGATGTTATGTATGAGCCAGTAAATAACCCTAAAAAGGGATGGCCTTACACAAGAATATTAGCAATAGGCTCATATGTATTTCCTTACTTCTTCCCACAAACAGTCAGGGTATCAGGAATATTTGGGTTCCCAGAAGTCCCATATGAAGTAGAATTAGCCTGCAAGATTCAGGCATCAAGATTATTTGTTAGAAAGCAATCACCATTTGGTATTGCTGGATCTGTAGAATTGGGTACAGTTAGATTAAATTCAAGACTTGATCCAGATGTAGAAATGTTACTAAAGACATTTAGAAGAAATAAAGGATTGGCTTACTAATGATTAAAATCAGTAAAGTAAGAGATGCTATTGGAAAGAATATAGAATCAATATCAGGTATTCGTATTTATGATCAAATACCAGATGTAGTTGTTCCTCCATGTGCTGTAGTGGGTCAATTAGATTTCACATTTGATGTTAACAATGCTCGTGGTTTAGACCAAGCATCTGTTGATGTTTATGTGATTGTTCAGAGAATATCTGAAAGAGCAGGTCAAGATAAACTTGATGAACTCTTAGGTGGAACTGGCAATAAGTCAATTAAGACTGCCATAGAATCTGATAGAACATTAGGTGGACTTGTAGATACCCTGAGAGTTATAAGTGCTGAAAGCGGTACTTATCAAACTGGAGATCAGACATTCTTATCATATCGTTACAACCTCGCAGTGTGGGGTTAAGGAGAAAACAATGGAATATATAGTTGCCTCACCTACAAAGGTATTAGATAAATCATTTGGTGAGAAATTGACAGAAGAAGAATTACTTGAGGCAGGAGCAAACATTGATGCGCTTCTTGCTTCAGGCAATATAGCAACAAATGCACCACAAGCAAGACCACAGGTAGCAAAGGAAGAACCTAAAGCACCTGTTTTTAATACAGAATATAAAGAACAAGGAGATAAATAACAATGGCTCGTTTAGTACTTACAGACGCAGTTGTTACACTAAATGCAACTGATATATCTGAATATGTCACAAGCGTCACATTAAATACACCAGAAGATGTTGTTGAGACTACATCATTCGGCCCAGTAGGAGCAAGAACTCGTACTTCTGGTCTTAAGGATCACTCAATTACTCTTGAACTAAATAATGACTTTGCTTCAGGAGCACTTGAGGCGGTTATACAAGGAATCGGAATTGGAGAATTGGCTTCTCTTACTGTAAAGCCTACTTCAGCCGCAACCTCACCAACAAATCCAATCTACAAAGCAGATGGAACAGGAACTGGCGCTTCAAAGGCTGGTCAGGTTCTAATCTCTGAGTGGACACCAATCAATGGTGCAGTTGGAGAACTCGCTACTGTATCCGTTACATGGCCAGTTTCAGGTCAAATCGTAAGAGCAACTGCATAGTAAATTATGGCAATCATAGTTTTAAGTGATGTTCAGGTACTAATTGGACCAAGTTCTGGAACTGTGGTAGACTTAAGTGACCATGTTTCATCAGTTCAGTTGTCTACAGTGCATGACCTTTTTGAAACTACGGTTATTGGAGATGTGTCAAAACGACAACTTGCTGGACTTGCAAATAACAGCGTAAGTTTTGATTTTCTTCAAGATTTTGCCAACAATTCAGTAGAAGATACAATTGCTCCACTTGTAGGAGGACTTGCTTATTGCAAAATAAAGCCAAAAGGCAGTCTTGTTACAAGCGTTTCAAATCCAAGATACGAATTTGAAATAACTATCTCAGAGTGGTCCTCGTTAAATGGTGGTGTTGGTGAATTATCAACAGCACGAGTAACTTGGCCCATTTATGGAGACATAAATAAATTTACATCATAACCTATGAAGGGGTAAAATAAAATGGATGGACTATTCATAAAAATCAAAACAACAGATGGAGAAGAAGGCGTATATACTATTCGTCCGAAAACTATCGTTGCTTTTGAGCAGAAATTCGGCAAAGGCTTTGCTAAACTTCTAACAGAAGATCAAAAGTTAGAACATATCTATTATCTTGCACATGGTGCGTTAAAAGATGCTGGTAAGGTTGTAAAGCCTTTCGGAGAATCGTTTCTTGACACACTTGAAGCAGTGGAGTTAGCAAGCGACCCAAATTCAGAATCCACAGAGACAGCCTAACCTATACGGTAGCCATGGTTTCTGTGGAGACTGGAATATCTCCCAACGATTTGCTTGAAGCACCGTCAGGTATACTTGAAGCAATTGTTATTTATCTAAAAGAAAAAGCAAAGGAAGCGAGCAGGAAATGAGCCAAGATGTGATAGTGTTGACTGGAGTTAAAGAGACACTAAGCGCATTGAAGCAATTTGACAAAGATGCAGTTAAAGAATTTAATAAAGTTATTAATTCTGAATTGCGTGATGCTAAAAAAGATGCACAAGGATTTGTCTCTGCTAAACCACCACTTAGTGGATGGAATACTCAACCTGCTCGCAACCCTCGTTCTCGTGGAGGTGCTGGATGGCCTGCTTGGGATCAAAGTATTATTAGATCTGGAATTACTTCCTCAAAGGCTGAAGGAAAAGTAAACAGGGCACAAGGATATACAACTTCTGCTGGTGCATTGAGAAATAAGTCAGCAGCAGGTGCTATCTATGAATTAGCAGGCAGAAAAGCAAGAGGCACTGGAACATTTATTAGTAATCTTGAGAATAAAGAAGGAAATGCCTCTCGTTTAATTTGGAAGTCTGTGGATAAGAATAAAGATAGAATTATAAGAAATGTCTTTAATGCATTAGAAGATGCTAAGAGGGCTTTACAAAGAAATTTAAGTATGAGGAGGACTTCATAACATGGCTACAGGTGCTGTAATTGCACGAATTGTCTCTCAATACTCAGATAAAGGTAGTAAGGCTGCACAAAAAGACATAGCAAAACTTACCAGAGAATTTGATAAATTTGGTAAGAGGGCTTTAAAGTCCGTTGGTTTGGCTGCTGCCGCAACTGCTGGATTTGCAATAAAACTTGGAAAAGATGCTGTACAAGCAGCCATGGAAGATCAAAAGGCCCAAGCATCCTTAGCAATGGCTCTTAGAAATACAACTGGAGCAACAAAAGAAGCAATTGATGCAAACTCAAGATTTTTAGATAGCCTTGAACTGCAGGTAGCAATTGATAATAATGAATTAATTCCTGCTCTGCAGACATTAGTACAAGGAACAAGAAATCTTAGCAAATCACAGCAATTGCTTGCCTTGGCAACAGATGTTTCGGCGGCATCAGGAAAAGACTTAGGCACAGTCGCAGTAGCATTATCAAGAGCATATAATGGTAATTTTACTGCTTTAAAGAAATTAAATATACCTCTTGATGAAGCAAAAATTAAGGCAAAAGACTTTGCAGGAATACAAAAAGATTTAGCGGACATTAGCAAAGGACAGGCTTCTGCTGCAGCAAATACATTTGCAGGTAAATTAGCAACTCTACAATTAAGATTTAATCAGGTAACTGAAAGAGTTGGATATGCATTAATACCAGTCTTGGAGAAGATGGTAGATCGTTTAGAAAACGATGTTTTTCCTGCATTTGAAAAATTTATTAGAATGAACCAGCAGGACATTGTAAATGCTTTTGCTGCAACCCTTAAACTTGCTGAAGATTTTGCAAGGGCAATGATTAAACTTGCTGATATTTTAAAAGACTTAGAACCTCTTCTTAAAATACTTGCAACTGGAATTTTGTCCATTATTGGATATGTAAAATTATTAGCAGCAACTACAGCATTAAAAGGATTTTTGGCATGGATGGTTGGAGGCCTAAAATTCTTTAGAGCAGAAATGGTTCTTATAGGTCCAGTAACCAGACAAGTGGCTGATGATTTTAGTTTCATGGGCTTTAAATTAAAAACTCTTGGTAGAGAATTAAGAGGCATTGGAGAAGTAACAAAACTTTCTGGCAAACTTAAAATGTTTGGACGAGCCTTATTTGTGGCAATGTCTCCAGCATTATTATTATTCGCAAAGATAGCAATAGCAATTGCTGCCGTTTATGCTGCATATAAAGGTATAAAGTGGCTATTAGAGAAATTTGCCAAGGATGATAGAAAACGAGAAGCCGCAAGAAAAATAGCACTTGAAGAAGAAAAGAAATCTATTCAAGTTCTTGGCATGACCTATGTGAATTATGCTAATCAGGTAAGACAATCAGGAAAAATGATTGAAGCAACCTCAGCATCACACCTTGCAGATTTAAATCGTTTAACAGATCAGATGAATGCTGCTAAAGAACAAGCAAGACTTGATGCCATTGATGCAGCAAGACAAGCAAGGTTATTGGCAGAACAAATAGCAGACGAGAAAAAAAGACTTTATATTCAGGGATTAGAAAGAAAAGGTGCTCAAAAACTTCTAACCCTTAATAGAACCCTTCTTACAGATAAAAAGAAGATGGAAGCACAACTTACTGCAATTAAGAAAAACAACCTTAAGTTAGATAAAGAAGGAATTAAACTTACAGATCCAGATGAGATGACTGCCATCCAAATGGAGGCTATTTATCAGAATCTTGTTAAAAATGGCAGAGTATTATTAGCAGAAGCAACCAAGCAACAAAAAGCGGCAGATGAATTAAAACTAAAGGCTGCTGAAGAATATAATAAAGCATTAGAGCGTCAAGCAGACATTGTTCAAAATCTTGATAAATTAAGAGCAAATGACATAGTTGTAATTGGCTATTTGGCTAATAAATGGAAAATGACTACAGATGCTGCTGATTTGTATATTAAGAGTGTTTTGGCAGTTGGAGAAGCAAAGGTAGATGATTCTGGAGTTCTTGCTTTAGGACTTGCTTGGAATATGGATACAGAACAAGCAAAGAAATATCTTGCCTTTACCGCCGCTATTAAGGCAGCACACCAAGGCCAATTAGGAAAAGAAGAACTTGAAGCACTTGGTAGAAAATGGTTCTCAGGTACTGATAACCCTACAGAGGCTGCTACAAAATATTATCAGGCACTTGTTGTATTAGCAGACCAAGAAGTTGGTGCAGATGAAGTAAAAGCCTTGGCAGAAGCCTGGAATACTACACCTGATGCAGTTGCTGCATATCTACTTGAAGTTGGAAAGCCATTTACTTTAACAGAAGATGCAAAATTAATCTTATCTGCAGAAATGATTGGCAAAATTGCTGGAGCATGGAATGCAGCAAGACTTGCATTGATGGCATATCTTAATGCAGCAAAAGGATTTAAGTTTGATATTCCTGGAGGAGTTCCTGGAGGCACACCGTTTGTTCCTGGAAGTGGCAATGATCCTGCAGTTATTAAAAAGGCAGAAGAGGCAGCAGCAGCCGCCGCAGCCGCAGCAGCAGATGCAGAAGCAGTGGCAGCAGAAGCAGCAGCCGCCGCAGCAGCAGCAGCCGCAGCAGCAGATGCAGCAACAACTCTGGGTGGCATAAGAACTGCAACAACCACAGATGAATTAAATGCTGCCGTTAATCTTGCAGCGCTTGTTGGAGAATCAGCATCAGATATTGCTAATGCAATGATGACAGGATTACTTGGACAAGGTGTAGATACTGCCTCAGCAGCCTCATCTGCCAGATATACAGGCATGGCAATTGCTGAAATGCAAAGACAGCAGGCACAGGCTGCAGAAGACGCAGCAGCAAGAGCAAGAGCGTTTGAAGGCTATAGAACTAAAGAGGCAGAAGATTATCTTGATATAAGAACTGGAATGCCTCTTGATGGAGATGGCTGGAGAGGAGCATTTGTTTCTCCTACATCAACTGCTGGATCAAAACTTGGCTTTGGTGGAGGAAATCTAATGGCTGGTGGCTCAGTAAATGTTACAGTAAATGTACAAGGATCTGTAACAGCAGAACAAGATTTAGTTCAGACAATTAGAACAGGTCTGCTCTATGGGCAGGGCAATGGTGATAGCATAACATTGCAGGCGATCTAATGCCAAATCCAATATTAAAAGTAGAAATTGACTTTGCAAGTGGTCCATCATTTACATATCCAATAATTCTTGATTCAGTTACTCAAGGATTGCTTGATATTAATATTTTAGGTGATGTACCTCAAGATGTTGTAGATATTTCTGATCAAGTACAAAGAGTATCAACTCGTAGAGGTCGTAACCGTATTCTTTCTAACTTTGAGGCTGGATCTGCGACGGTAGTGTTAAATGATCCTAATTCAGACTTTTCACCAACAAATACATCATCACCATATTATGGCAAATTACTACCATTAAGAAAAATAAGAATATATGCTGAATTAGATTTAGGTGCTCCATCAGGTGTAGTTCCAATTACTATATTTTCTGGATATATTACTTCATATGATACAAACTTTGCTCTTGGTGTATATGATACTTCTACAGTTACCCTGCAATGTGTAGATGGATTCCGTCTTTTAAATAATGTTTCTACTGATATTCCACCAGTTCCAGGTTGTACTGCAGGTCAATTATCTGGAGCCAGAATAAATGCATTATTGGATTGGGCTGATTGGCCAGGATCATTAAGAGCAATTCAGCCAGGAGAATCTACTATGCAGGTAGATCCTGGTGGAAATAGATCAGTATTGGCAGCAATTCAGACAATTGAACAGTCTGAGTTTGGTGCTTTCTTTATAAATCGTCAAGGTCAGGCTACATTCTTTGATAGAGATGGTCTTGCAGAATTATCTGATCAGCCACCAAAAGAATATTCTGATGATGGCACTGGATATACCTATAACTTCGTAGATCTTGCCTATGATGACCAATTAGTTCTAAATGATGTTACTGTAGTAAGATATGCTCCAGAAGGTACAATTCCTGCTCCAGTACCGCAAATAGTTACAAATCAAGACAGTATTGATACATATTTCTATAAGTCAGGCCAAAGAACAGGCGTACTTATTGAAACAGATGCAGAGGCTCTAAACATTGCTCAAATGCTTGTTGCTTCTCGTGTTGATGCTGAACAAAGAATTGATTCTATGTTAGTAAGCCTCCAAGGTGAGACTGATCTAAGTAAAATATTAGAGACTCTATCTATGGAGATTTACCGAAACATAAAAATCACTAAAACAATGCCTGGTGGATCTACAGTAGTTCGTGAGTTGTTCTGTCAGGGTGTTAATCAAGACATTACTCCAAATTCTTGGAATGTAACTGTCTTTACCGCAGAACCTATCATTGATGCTTTTATATTAGATTCAAGCACCAACGGTATTTTAGATACAAACGCTTTAACTTACTAAGAAGGAGAATAACATGCCTACAGGCAGTCCAAATGCTGGCTACCTTACCTTTAACACAGGTGATGTATTAACCGCAGCACAGGTTCAGTACAACCTGCAGAATCAGTCAATCATGTACTTTGCGTCTGCTGCAGCGAGAGATGCTGCCCTGACAGCAGGGATTGTTCAAGAAGGTATGTTTGCCTACCTTGCTGATACTAACACTACAGTTTATTATGATGGTGCTGCATGGCAATCATTTGGTACTGGCGATGTAACAGGCTTAACAGCAGGTACTGGTATTACAATTACCAATGCTTCTGGACCTGTTCCAACAATTGCTGTGTCAACAAATCCAACACTTACCTCACCAAAAGAAACAATTGAGATTGTTGCTGCTGGATCAACAGGTACTATCAACATTGATACTTTAACAGCATCTGTTGAGTACTATACTGGTGCTGCAACAGCCAACTGGACACTAAATGTTCGTGGAAATGGAGCAACAACTTTAAACTCAACAATGGCAGTTGGAGAGCAAATCTCTATTGTTTATCTTAATACAAACACTGGAACAGCCTATTACCCAACAGGTTTTACTATTGATGGATCAGCAGTAACTCCTAAGTGGTTAGGTGGAACAGCACCTTCTTCAGGTAATATTAACTCAATTGATGCTTATGTCTATACAATTATCAAAACAGCAGCATCAACATATACAGTTTTAGCATCACAAAATAAGTTTGCTTAATATTTAAATAAGGAGTAGAAGTGAGTCCACTACAGCGTTATCCAAGCGGTATAGGTGTACATTTAAGAGTTGTAGCAGCACCTACTCCTACGCCAGTTCCTGTCCCAGTCCCAGTCCCAGTCCCAGTACCAGTCCCAGTACCAGTCCCAGTGCCTGTGCCAGTACCAGTCCCAGTTCCAGTTCCAGTTCCAGTACCAGTACCTGTGCCTGTCCCAGTACCAGTACCAGTACCAGTGCCAGTACCAGTGCCAGTACCTGTGCCTGTACCTGTACCTGTACCTGTGCCTGTTCCAGTTCCTGTGCCTGTACCTGTACCTGTACCTGTTCCTGTACCAGTACCTGTTCCTGTACCAGTACCTGTACCAGTTCCTGTACCAGTTCCTGTACCAGTACCTGTTCCAGTTCCTGTACCTGTATCACTTCCATATACAACATGTACTTCAGCAGATGTTGATATCCTATGCTGTAACTCAACAGGATGTAACTCTGGACCTCAGTTCTGCTCAAGCGGTGCTGCATGTGCTTCTGGTCCTAACAGATGTTACTATCCAGAAGGATGCTACTAATGGTATACTTATCCAAGGAGAATAAATGCTAAACGATATCTTAATTAAATATGAAGTAGATATAAACTCTGTTCCTGGAGACTCTGTTGCTCTTGCGTGGGTAATTGACGGAGATTGTTTATACGATCTTCCAGTACCTAAAGATTATGTTTCTATGTTTTTAGAACATGATGAGGTAGTAGATATTTCTGAAGACTATCCTGACTATGATGGAATTGTAGTTAGATTCCTCAAAAATGGCGAGGTAGTTGAAGAATTAAAGACCACAGAGTACTTTGGTACAATACTATTAAGCGAACCAACAGTAGTTAAATTAAATATGTATCCATATGGTAGATATGTTCAATCTCCTTATGCAAAGTTTGATGGAGAAAAATTCATCATTACTAATAGAGATGTTACACACCTACCAGCATGGCATCCAAAAAATCCAAATACTCCTAAAGGGTATTTTGAAGAATTTACTAAATAAGGAAAATCGGGGTTATGACAAAATCAAGATGGCAGCAGTATAAAGAAAAAAATGGAGTTACTCCATTAGACATGCTCAATCCACAGACTAAAAGAGCATCTGAAGAGTTGGCTACACAAAGACTTGACATATGTAAAGCATGTCCAGAATTAATAAAAATAACAGGGCAATGTAAACAATGTGGATGTTTTATGTCTGCTAAAACTACATTAGAAGCAGCAAAATGCCCATTAGGGAAGTGGTAATATGTCAGAAAAATATCCAGTAGTAATAAAAGATCCTTTTATAGTAAAAGATATTTTATCAGAAGAAGATCTTAAAAACCTTCAAAAACATGCTATGAATTTATGGATTCACAGTCCAGCATACGAACCTGGCTTTGGTCGCCATCAATGGCATGGAAATCCAGAAGTAGATAGAATTCATCATTTACTTACTGACATAGCCAGAGAAAAGTTTGGAAGTCCAACACTCAAGCCATCGTGGGCTTTAATGAGCACCTATGAAGGAGAACAGGCAAAACTACATAAACATATTGATGACAATGCCTGCACCTATCATATTGATCTATGCGTATTCCAAAAAGAGCCATGGGACTTGTGGGTAGAAGTAAATGGAGAAAACATTCCATATAAATTACAAGAAAATGAAGCCTTGTTTATGTATGGCAATGATCAATTGCATTGGAGAGAAGCATTCCCAAGCCCTAAGACCAATTTAGTCTGTAATGCATTTTTCTTCTTCTGTGAGCCTGATCATTGGTATTTTGAGCATGGGCCAGAATATCTACATACTCACATTAGAAAAGACAAGCCGATAGAAGATACTCCAAAGATGATGTAAATGAAGAAGTTATTTTTTCAGTTATACAATCCATGCGGACTTTTTAATCAAATAACAAGTGTTGAACTTGGAGTGGGATTAGCATCTAAAACTGGAAGACAACTTGTTTGGCATAATATCAATAATCCATTTAATCATGACTATAATGCTCGTGTTCCTATTTATTCAGCCAATTATGCATTTAATGACAGAAATGGCCTGGTAGACAGAGATATCTATCCAAAGATAACTGATTTACTTACTTGGAATAATCAAGAGTCTAATGTATTTATAGACGATATAGTTGAGACATTTTCTTCAGATGCCGTCAAAATTAATAATCTAATGCAATACTACTCATCAGATGTAGAAGATTTTGAATTTAGTGAGGGCAGGACATTATTAGAAATAAATCCAGATTATGACTATGACATAAGACAAACTCTTGGATACTATAGTAGATTTTTTAATAATAGATCTATAGAACTAAATAACGAATTGTTATCTGTAAGATTTAAGCCAGAATATTATGAATTAGCACAACAAATTGCTAAGTCCCTTGGAAATTTTAATGGTGCTCATCTAAGACTAACTGATCACATAGTTAGGGTAAACACATCAGAAGATTTATTCAATAATGGATTATCTATGTTAGATGGGAACCTTCCTATAGTTTTATGTACAGATGAACCAAAAAATAAAATAATCTCAGGTTCTGATTATCAATTTATATTATTAGATGACTACATCTTACAAAACTTTTATAAAGAATTTAGAGAATTAAAATTTAAAGAAGAAGTTTCTTTTGGAATTATTAATAATTTGGTTATGCACTCAAGCCAAGATTTTATAGGAACACCAGGAAGCACATTTTCAGGGTATATACAAAGAAATATAAATCAGGCAAAAGAAATAGAATTTAAGTTATTTGGAGAAAGCCACCAACAGAATGGTAAATATTCTTGGAATGGTCATTATCACGACACTGTAACAAAGCAATGGTGGAGAGAATGGAAGGAATCAAAGATATGAAAACAGCATTAGTACTTGGAGCAGGTGGACTAATTGGTAGCCATTTAGTTAAAAGACTAAAAGAAGATGGCTTTATAGTTCGTGGTGTAGATTTAAAATATCCAGAACATTGGAAGACATATGCTGATCAATTTATTATTGGCGATTTAAGAGATCCAAAATTTGTAGAAGAAGTTTTCCACACAAGATATGACGAAGTATATCAATTAGCAGCAGACATGGGTGGTGCTGGATATATTTTTACTGGAGATAATGATTCTCAGGTTATGACAAACTCTGTACTTATAAATGTTAATGTTTTAAGACAGGCAGAAAAGGTAGGAGTTAAGTCAGTATTCTTTTCTTCTTCTGCTTGTATTTATCCAGAACGAAATCAGATGGATACAGACTCAATCAATACTCGTGAAGATTCTGCTTACCCTGCAGATCCTGACACAGAATATGGATGGGAAAAGTTATTCAGTGAGCGTTTGTATCTTGCCTACAATAGAAATTATGGCATGAAGAACAAGGTAGCCAGATATCATAATATCTATGGACCATATGGCACATGGGATGGCGGTAAAGAAAAGGCACCAGCAGCCATTTGTCGTAAGGTAGCCCAAGCAACAGATGAAATAGAAATTTGGGGTGATGGAGAACAACATCGTTCATTCCTATACATTGATGAATGTATTAAAGCAACAGTAGATTTTTATAGGCAAGATAATCATTTCGGACCAATCAATATTGGTTCTGAGAGAAATGTGTCTATAAATGAGTTGGTGGATATCGTCTGTGAAATAGCAGGTAAGAAACTAACTAAGAAGCATGTGCCAGGTCCTCTTGGTGTCCATGCAAGAACATCGCATAATGAACTAATCAAATCTGTATTAGGCTACGCTCCAGATGAAAACTTGGAGTATGGACTTACTCAGACTTATCAATGGATACAAGGAGAACTAAACAAATGAGCATAGAGCAGTGGGCAGGCTTTATAGTTTCTGCAATCACAATAGCAGTAGCATTCGTAGGATCAATCAAGTGGCTTGTAAAGCACTATCTAAGCGAACTGAAAACAAATGGTGGGACCAGCCTCAGAGATCAGGTCAACAGACTTGAATCAAGAGTAGATGAAATATTTATTTTGCTTCTTGAGGCTAATAAGCCAAAGAGAAAGAAGACTTTTGTATCAAAGGGTGAAGAATGAAAAAATCACAAAATGGATGGCCTGCGTCTGAAGATCAGAAGGAAATAGGTATAGAGATTTTCAAAATCAAAGGCACTGATAGAAAAATGAGACTACAGAAAGACGCTGGAGTAATCTTGGCTGCTTTTGCTGCTGAATTTCACGCTCAAGTAGAGCCTATTGATGAGGGTCAGATTGATGATTGGGCATATGCATATAGAGATGTTAGAGGTAGTGATTCTGTTTTGAGTAATCACTCATCAGGAACAGCCATAGATCTCAATGCCACAAAGCACCCTCTTGGAGCACAAAACACATTTACTAAGCAACAAACAAGGGTAATTAGAGAATTAACTGAGAAATACGGTCTTCGTTGGGGTGGCGACTATTCAAAGCGCAAGGATGAGATGCACTGGGAAGTGGTTGAAACACCTGACGAAGTAAAAGCAAGAATAACTAAAATGGGGTTAAGAAGGAGTAAGAAAAATGGCTAAAGCCAAAATCGTAAAATCCAATAAAGAAAAAGCAATTGCAGTAGCACAGTCATATTTGAGAGCATCTCTTGCCTCAGTATTGGCTTTATATCTTGCAGGTCAGACTGACTGGAAGGTTCTTGCAAATGCATTTTTAGCAGGGCTTGTAGGTCCAGTACTTAAGGCTCTTGACCCAAAAGCCACAGAGTTTGGCAAAAACAGCAAATAAGAGTATAATTAGATATTAAGATCACAACGCTACACACATCCAAAGGGAATTTTGAGCGATTCAGGTCTTAAGGAAAGGCCTTGGAGAAATCTGAGGCCTTTTTTACATTTTAACTTCTATGACTTGCCCTACAGTGGCCTTTAGAGGTACCTCAGAGCCTAATAGAGCGACTTTCAGGGAGCGGATTAGAAAAAGTACCTTAGCCAATAGATAGGCACCTCTATTAGGTTCCTATGCGGGAAGTATTTTAATTGCCCATCTTGGATCAGGGCTATTTCTGGTCTTATAAATAACAGACCCATATTTATTAATTAATTTAACTAATTTGGCTTCTTTGGGTGTTAGACAAACTCTTTCACCTAATTTGCCAGAACGATGCTTATCTCCAGCCGCAGTAGTAGTAAAATTTAAATGACAAACATTACAAACTTCTACTGATTGTGGCAGGATTTCACCAGTATATCTGTTTCTATGATGATGCGGTGGTAATTTATTCATGGTTCTATTCTATAACTACCTGCCAATTACTGTCAAGTAGGGTACAATAGATTCGGGTAAATCGGGCTTAAAAAGGAGCAATCTAATTATAAGCAAAAATACACTAATCGGAAGCCTAATTGTATTAATAGTAGTTTTAATAGTACAATTAACTTCACCTCAGCCAGCGATTCCTGTAATATACAAAGAAAGGCCACCTCTAATGCAGGTCAATGCAAAAGCGGTAGCCAAGGAATTACTGACAAAAGAACAATTCTCATGCTTTACAAAACTTATAGGAAAGGAAAGTGCTTGGGTCCCAAGTGCTAAAAATCCTACAAGTAGTGCTTCAGGAATAGGGCAAATGCTGGATTCCACATATGAAGGTTTAGGCATGAAAAAACAAAAGGCAGGAGTAAGTCAATTAGTGGCTACTCTGGCTTACATTTCCAGAAGACATGTTAATCCATGTAATGCCTGGAAACATTTCCAAGATAAAGGATGGTACTAATGGAAGAGTTAGAACAAGAAGAAGTATTTGCTGTTGCAGTTGATGCAGATGGCAATATTGAAGTAATGAAGGCTGTTTGACAGACTTATACCACCAATGCTACAATTGGTATAGTTGAACACCTCCTGATGATCAACACAAAGTCAGAATCTACATCCCTTTCTGGTGTCTCTGACAATATAGCCTCCAAGGTTGTTTACTCTCATTCTCACCTTGGAGGTTATTTTTTTTATAAGTCTGACTGGTCATAACCATTAAAAAAGTCTTTTCATTTGACATTACAAAAACTCTTCTGCTATACTGATACCAATGCGCTAAGGACTTTTCAGGTTCGTGTCCTTACCAGGAGCACAGAAATGTGTTACAGAGAAATCTGTTCCTGGAGAAGCACTTGATCTACTATAGAAATATAGTGGAACAGGTTGTTTTTTCAAGCACAGAATTCCTCTTATATTCTAATATCTTGTATATTAAGAATATGAATATTAAAGTATATTTAATATATATTATATATACTAAACTACTATTTCGGGAGAAGAGTTTATTATGTTAGTTAAGATGGAAAACAAGTATAAAAATACTTGTGATTATTGCAATAGAACAATTTTTACTGGAGACTTAATTCTTTGGAATCCAGAAACTATGAAATCAACACACTTGCCAGAAATGTGTGAATGGCTTGGAATTAGAGCCAAAATGCCAAAGCGTCGTAAGGCTAAATCATGACAGCAAAATCTAAACTACACTTGCTAAAAAACAAATGGCCAAACGAATGCTATAAATGCCATAAGGTTATTGAAGTTGGCGAATATGTATATTGGCATCATGAAACTAAAAAGGTAAGGCATCAAGATCAATCTGTATGCCACTATAAGCCTGTTCAAGAAGTTAATCTTGCAGAAGTACCGTTTCAACTTTTGGAAAGAGCAATGCAGCCTGGTTCTCCAAAGAGATGGCAATTAGAATCAATGGGAATTCCATATCCACCACCACAAGGCTGGAAAAAAGCGGTAAAGAAAGAATACGCTAAAAGACTTGAAATGCAAGCAATGGGACTACAAGCATGATTAAATACATTATTGGTGGCTGTGCTTTAGGAATCATTTTAGGTAATTTAACAATTGGGCTTGGAGCAGCCTTTGCCCTTTATCTTTGGACAGGAAACAAATGAAAGAGATAGGTCTTTTAAGTCGTTTCTGGAAACATAACAATCCAGCAGATTTAAATAACATGACTGATGAACAAGTGCTACAATTAGTAGATGAATATCTTGATGGATATATCAAAAGATTTGAAGCAAGAAATCCGCATAAGGAATTACCAAATATTGGTGCTACCTTGGCAGAAATAAGAAATAAAAGAACAAATGTTTCAAAGAAGCCAAAGATATCAGGCAGGAGAAGTTATGAGTAGTGGTAAATACAAAAGACATGACAAGTTTAATCCTGTCCAAATCAAGGATGGTCAGGTAGTTCGTTTAAATAAAAACGGTACTGTTAGAAGTATCCTTGGTGCACTTAAAGACATGAAGAAGGATAAGAAATGAATACCTGGCAATTTATAGATGGAGACATAGTTCTTACATCAGAAGATCAAGAGCAGTTAGTATTGGCTAATCAATGGATTGCAGGATTAGTACAAGCAGTAAGACAACAAGTAATGGAGGAAATGCAAAATGGGAGGAATGAGTTATCCAATGAATTTGAACAACCAGAACTACCAGAAGTACCCTGCTGAGGAATTAGTAGGAATCAAGATAGCATTGATTAATGCACTTGAACAGTTAGATATGATTATTTACAATATGGAACAAGACCTTATTGAATGCGACTGTGAAGACGGTTGCTGTAAATGAAATTTAGATTCCATGTTATAGGACTCCCGCACACCAACACAACATGGGAATTTGAGAACTGCGCCTATACAGTTAAGATTATTAATTTCTGTAGAATGATGCATTCTCTTGGTCATGAGATATTTTTATACGGCGGAACACAGAATGAAGCACCAGTAACAGAATTCATTCCATGTATGCCAGAAGAAGAAAGACTTAACCTGCTTGATGGAAAGCATTTCTTGAATGTTTCATATGATCCAGAATTAGAAGGATGGCAGTATTTTAACAATGCCGTCACAAATGAGATTAAGAAAAGATTACAGCCTCAAGACTTTATTTTGTTTATTGCTGGTTCTCCACAAGTAAGTGTTGCTAATGAATTTCCTAAAAATATCAGAGTTGAATATGGAATTGGCTATGCAGGAACATTTGCACCATTTAGAGTATTTGAGTCAGAAGCCTGGAGACATAGTATTTATGCCATGCATAAGAATCCTACAACAGTAGATGGCAACTTCTATGATGATGTTATTCCTGGATATTTGGATCCCGCTCAATATCCGCTACAAGAAACAAAGGATGATTATTATCTTTATGTAGGCAGACTGATTCCAAGAAAAGGAATTGATATTGCTGTGCAGGTCTGTGAGAAATTAGGCAAGCGTCTAATTCTTGCAGGTGTTGGAGATTTTAAGACTGAGTATGGTGAGTATATTGGTCCAGTCTATGGAAAAGAGAAGGCTGAACTAATGGGCAAAGCCATAGCGGTATTTACACCCACATACTACATAGAGCCATTTGCCAATGTGCATATTGAAGCCCAAGTCTGTGGAACTCCTGTGATTACTACACCATGGGGTGTGTATAGCGAGACTGTTATTAATGGATTAAATGGCTATAAGTGCCATACCTTCAAGGAATTCCTAAAAGCGGCGGAAGATGTAAAAAGCCTTGATCCAAAGACTATTAGTAATAGAGCCATAGAAATGTATTCATTAGATAGCGTTAGACATAAATATCATGCATATTTTACAAGGCTAATGAGCCTACATGGTAAGGGTTGGTACGATTTAGAATATGACCAGACATGACCACTCAGAGTTTGCAATTGTTTAAAAGACATGATATGATAGTGTCATACAGTTGAAAGACTGTAACTACAAAACAAGGAGAATGAGTCATGAATAAGAAATCTATGACATTTAAAGATCAGGCAATATTATTTGGATTATCAGATCCAGCAACTATTGCAAGATTTAAAACAAAATTAAGACCAATGCCAAATGGATGTATTGAATTTGATAGTTGTGCATGGGATAACAGAAAGTTATATCGTGTATTCAACATTATGGTTCACATCAAAGGTTCAAGAACAATGGCACAAAAAGTAAAGCCACACAGATTTGCTTTTGCTTTGGCTAATGGATTTGATGCACTACCAAAAAGCCATAAGAGATTTGATATGGATTCAGGAATTGTAAATCATATCTGCCATAACAAAGCATGTGTAAATGCAACGCATCTAAATATACTCACAGGTCGTGAGAATCTACAAAAAGAGAACATGAAACAAAATGACTAAGACATGTACAAGATGCAAACAAGAAAAGCCAACTACTGAATTCTATGCAAACAAGATGACAGTACGATTTATGCATGGCGTAGATTATTACTGTAAGCAATGTCGCATACAATCACATAAAACATCTCTTAAAACTAATGAGAGAAAATGCACAGTTGATGGATGCACAAGACCGCATTATGCAAAAGACATATGCCAAGCACACTATGAGAAAGCAAGACGAGACAAAGCCAAGGAGAACAACAAATGAGTACAATGAGTTTTACAAAAAGCAAGATAACAGACTTTGAGTTAAGATATATGAAGATGTTTATGGAAGAAGGTTGGGCTGTGCTTCCAAGCAGAGATGCATCAGATTGGTCCAATTCCACAAGAGAACAGTTTGAATTTGTATGTGAAGTGAGAGAGAGATTGGCTAAGTTCTATGAACTATATAGCACTCCAATTGATTTCCCAGATGAGAATAAAGAGTAGTGATGAAGTGGATAAAAGAGTTTGCATCAAATGTGGTATTCCGTATCCGCTTCAGGAAAAGTACTTTGCTTATGCTCATGGATCAACTACAAGATTCCTCACAAAATGCAGAGACTGTATCAAAGAATACCAAGAAGAATACAGAATCCAAAAACAAGAACAAGAATCGGGAGTAGCAGTTATGCATGAAATAAAAGAGATATCTGACGAAGTTAAAAAGCGTAAGTTAATAAGTGCTATGAACTATATTCATCTACAAGCGTTTGGAGAAGCCATGACAGAAAATATATACTGGTGTAAGAAAGATGATTGTGTCCAGATTACTGAAGATATCTGTGGTGCATGTAACAAGCCCATGGAAAAGATAGGCTTCGTAGATTACAATGAGGATGATGCCAAGTGACAGCAAGAGTTTGGATGTGCAATAAGGACTTTAAACTTATACTTGGTGATTGGTTAAATCAAGATGTAGACTGTGAATGTGGTAACAAGATGGATAATGTTGCTATCTATGATCGCAGAACTGGATTTAATAACTGGTGTGAAGATTGTGATAAACATGCACTCTATGTTGGAGGACCATGTGATGAACACTTTTATGAGAAGGTGATTAGATAATGACAGTGTTATGGATATTCCTAACAGCAGTCTCAGCATTCATTCTTGGTAGAAGTATTTTAATCTGGTCATTCGTAGCATATGTTGTAGGACCATGGGCATTACTTGTTACATTACTTGGAATTAAGAAAAGCACATGGGAAAGAAGAAAGAGTGCAGTAAGCGCATTAATGGAAGGTCTTGAAGAAGCAACAAGACCAGAAGAGTACAAAGACTTCAATACAGTTGATGACTTAATGAAGCAATTAGAAAATAAATAGGGGTAGCAATGATTGAATGTCAGTTGTGTCAACACACTGCTAAGGATGATAAATATCTTTGCAGACGATGTGAGTCCACATTAAGAGAACAACTCTCTGATATTCCTACCATGCAACAAGAAGCAAAAGGATTCCTGGTTCCAGGCAGAACTGGGTCAGGATCTCGTAACTCAGAAAGATCATTAGGCTTTAATGTATCAGCGATGGATTACTCTACAGCAGTAGATACTCTACCAATGCTACATAAGTATGAAGCCCTGATCCGCAGAGGGAGAAATCTAACACCACCAGCCCTGCTGAAGAAAGAGCCAAGTATTGAGGCAGAAGTTGCTGCAACAACTCAGTTCCACATTACTCATTTAGGCTGGACCTTACAGCAGGATTGGGCAGGTGAATTTGCGAGGGAAGTTAAAGTAATCCATTCTAAAGGACTATCAGTAACTAAAGCCTTTATAGAGACTACAAGAAGAATACCATGCCCTACAGAAGACTGTAAGAATAAGGTGGCTATAGATATTGAGGATATCTTGGCTGATGTATTTTGTTTGAAATGTAAGGGTTCTTGGACACTCTATCAGGTCTTGCTATTGGCTATGAATAATCCCAATAAGAGGTTCTGGTTAGATCTTGAGGCTATCTGCCTATGGCTGAATATGACCAAGAGGGCAGTCCTAAAGGTTGTAGATACCTATGACATACCCAAGAGGAATGGACTCTATGATATTTCTGCTATCGTCAAAGTTAGGAATGAAGTTGCGAGTTTTTGATTTATGTGATAAAATGGGTAACGATAGTGCGGAGCCTACCCAAAATCTGGCGGTAGATAGAGATAGCCAATCAATACTAATAAAGGAATAACCATATGTACAATATGCATTTAGTTGTAGGTCCTGCTCAAGTCCATATAGAAACAGATGAGAAGTTATCATTTGATGGTGTTGAATCCCTATTGAATAGAGGAGTCATATCTGCCCTAACATTAATGAATGCCCATATGGGTGCTATGGTTAAGTATGAATTAGAAATAGAACAAGACCATGATTGTGAAGAATGTGCCATAGAGGAAATAAATAATAATAAAGAATTAGAATAATAATAAAATAAATATGAAGAAGTTTAATACTCCCTGCCTGTACTGTGGAGTGGTATCACGAGGGTCAGCATGTAGGGACTGTAGGGCAGCCATAGAAGCCAAAGATCCAAAAAGAAAAGAACGCAATAAACAATATGATTATGAATGGCACAAACTAAGTAGATTAGCAAGACAATTACAACCTTGGTGTTCAAGATGCGGAAGCAAAAATGACCTGACGGCGGATCATATATTAAGTCTGGCTAATGGCGGAAGTAATATATTAGAAAATATAATGGTTCTTTGCAGGAAATGTAATTCAAGTAAAGGTTAATTTAGTTAAGTAATACTTAAGATTAAATATATAAAAACACTTCCATTACTGGCACCCTGTGCTGGCATTTCTGGGTATAGGTATTTTTCTGCGTATGCAAAA